ACTTAGAAGACCGTGTTGTTGATCTTGAAGACAAATTAGACGAACTCATGGCTGAATTTGAGTCTTTGATGGGCGACGAAGCAGGCTCTGCACCCGGTGAAGAAGTTTCCGGTGACGAATTTGACAACATGACTGATGTTGAAGTTGCCGACGATGAGATGGAAACCGAAGGCATGATGTATGAAAACATCAGCTTGAAAACAGTTTCTACACCTAGCAACACTGGTGTTTCCAGTAAGAGCCCAGTGGCTGCCAACAGCGGTGCACGTGGTGCAATGGCCAAGCCAGTGCATGCCACAGGCGATGGCGGCAATGGACGTCCTGCTCCAACTGCAAAAGAATTGATTGGTAAAGTGCAAAATACTCCTGCTCAAGGCAGTGTAAAGTTGAGCCCTGCTACCAAGCCACACTTGGCACAGGCCACTGGTGTTAACACCAAGTCTGTCACACACTAAGGACTACAGGTAAAATGGCTCTTTACCTCAGAGAAAACCTTACTTTCAACCAGGCCGGCATTGTTGTCGAAGGCTCTGGCGAAGGTAAGGACCTCTATATGAAGGGCATCTGCATTCAAGGCGGTGTCAAAAACGCCAACGAACGTGTGTACCCTGTGAACGAAATTGAACGTGCAGTTGGCACATTGAATGAACAAATCTTAGAAGGTTATTCAGTTATGGGTGAAGTTGATCACCCAGATGACCTTAAAATTAACTTAGACCGCGTGAGTCACCTCATTGTTAACATGTGGATGGACGGCCCTAACGGTTTTGGTAAATTAAAAATTCTTCCCACACCAATGGGACAACTGGTTACAACCATGTTGCAATCAGGTGTGAAGTTAGGAGTTTCCAGTCGTGGTTCCGGTAACGTGAACGACGCAAACGGACACGTCAGTGATTTTGAAATAGTCACTGTCGACATTGTTGCCCAGCCCAGTGCACCCAATGCATATCCCAAAGCTATTTACGAAGGTTTGATGAACATGAAACATGGTCACAAGGTTTTAGAGATTGCTAGAGATGCGGGTAAAGACAACAAAGTACAGAGATACTTGAAGAGCGAGGTTATCAAGCTCATCAAGGATCTCAAAATCTAGGAGAAAACGCATGTTTGATGCAATCAAACCACTACTAGATAGCGGCCTTATTAACGAAGACATTGGTCAAGAACTCAACGAAGCTTGGGAATCTAAATTGACTGAGGCTCGTGAGCAGGTACGTGCAGAACTCCGCGAAGAGTTTGCACAACGCTATGAGCATGATAAAACTACAATGGTAGAAGCCCTAGATCGCATGGTAACTGAAGGTCTCACTGCCGAGATTCAAGCTGTGACTGCTGAAAAGCAATCACTTGCTGAAGATCGTGTCAAGTTCCAACGCAAGATGAAAGAATCATCTACAAAGTTTAATGACTTCATGGTCACTAAGCTTGCTGAAGAAATTGGCGAACTACGCAAAGACCGCAAGCAACATAACGAAAGCCTCGCTAAACTCGAGAATTTTGTTGTGCGAGCACTTGCGGAAGAGATCCAGGAATTTGCTCAAGACAAACGTGACTTGGTGGAAACCAAGGTTCGTTTGGTGAGCGAAGCCCGTAATAAACTTGAAACTCTCAAAGCACGATTCATCAAGGAAAGTGCCAACAAGATGACCAAGGTTGTTGCCAGCCATCTCAAGCAAGAACTAACTCAATTCAAAGAAGACATTCAGGTTGCTCGCGAGAACAATTTTGGACGTAAGATTTTTGAAGCTTATGCCGCTGAATTTAACCACACACACCTGAGTGAAAACAAAGTTGTGCGTGAACTTAAACAGGCATTGACTGAAAAAGATCAAAAGTTGAGCGAAGCCACCAAAATTGTCCGCAAAGCCAAAACCCTTGTGGAATCAAAGAATCAGGAAATTCGTCGTATACAAGAATCCAACGAACGTGCAAGCGTCATGGAAGAATTGCTTGGCCCCTTAAATGAGGAAAAGCAAGCTGTTATGAAGAATCTCTTGGAAAGCGTTCAGACGTCTCGTCTAAAAAACGCATACGAAAAGTATCTACCAGCTGTACTATCTAACTCTTCACCCAAGGCCCGTAAAGCTCTCAGTGAAAGCGTTAGTGTTGTAACTGGTGATAAAACCGTGCCAGCCGCGCAGAATGAAGATCGTAGTAATGTGATTGACATCAAACGCCTGGCTGGTCTGTAATATAGTAACATAGGAGACTTAAATGTCACAAGAACTATTAGAAAGCCGTTGGGACGAGACCAAAGAAGCCCTTATGGAAGGCCTTAAAGGCAACCGTCGCAACTCAATGAGTGTTATCCTCGAAAACACTCGCAAGTACTTGAAAGAGAACGCATCTGCTGGCTCTACAGTATCTGGTAACATTGCCACATTGAACCGCGTGATTCTTCCCGTGATTCGTCGTGTGATGCCCACAGTTATTGCTAACGAAATCGTTGGTGTTCAGCCAATGACTGGCCCAGTTGGTCAGATCCACACTCTGCGTGTACGTTATGCGTCTACAATGACTGACCAAACAGCAGCCGCTACTAGCGTAGTTGCTGGTGAAGAAGCATTGTCACCATTCAAGATCGCTGTTGCATACTCTGCAGGCGCTCGTGGTGCTGACAACGCTGCCACAACACAAACTGCCGCTCAAGGTTATGCTGGTGCACAAACAGCTACTCTTGAAGGTAATGGTGGTCGTCAGATCTCTGTACAGATCTTGAAACAAGCTGTTGAAGCCAAGACTCGCAAATTGCAAGCTCGTTGGACATTTGAAGCTGCTCAAGACGCACAAGCCATGCACGGCATTGACGTTGAAGCAGAAATCATGGCTGCTTTGGCTCAAGAGATCACAGCTGAAATTGACCAAGAGATTCTCTTGTCATTGCGCTCATTGGCTCAAACTGAGTTTACATACAACCAAGCTACTGTTTCTGGTACTGCTACATTCGTTGGTGACGAACATGCCGCTTTGGCAGTTTTGATCAACCGTGTTGCTAACTTGATCGCCCAACGTACACGTCGTGGCGCAGGTAACTGGGCTGTTGTTTCTCCAGCAAGCTTGACAGTGTTGCAATCTGCAACAACTAGTGCCTTTGCTCGCACAACAGAAGGCACATTTGAAGCTCCTACAAACACCAAGTTTGTTGGTACATTGAACGGCGCTATGCGTGTGTTCGTTGACTCTTATGCATCTGACTCAACACCTGTGTTAGTTGGTTACAAGGGTTCTTCAGAAGCTGACGCAGCCGCATTCTACTGCCCATACATTCCTTTGATGAGCAGTGGTGTTGTTCTGGATCCATCAACATTCGAACCAGTCGTGTCGTTCATGACACGTTACGGTTACATTGAACTTACTAACACAGCAAGTTCTTTCGGTAACGCTGGTGACTACGTTGGTGAGATTGCTGTTAGCAACTTGTCTTTCTCTTAATCCGAGATTGTACCAAATCAAAAACCCGCTTCGGCGGGTTTTTTGTTGGCGGTACTAGTTGCCTAATATCTGGTAAATATAAAAAAGGACTCTGACATGGCCGCAAAAACTCCGCCTAGCGTTGATACACCGTATTCAACCACTACTATAACAACTACAACCAATGCTAGACAAATTTCTACAGTTGTAGATGTTTCATCTACAACATCTACAGCATCGGCGTCTGCAAAAAAAATATCTACTGTAGTTGATACTCCTTATACAACCACAGTATCTTCTCCCAATATTTCAAATGTTGCTGTTACCCTAGCAAATACAACAGATTCAACTGCTGATACATCCACTGCCGCAGATTCTTATTACGCATCAGGAGTGGGTGGATTAAACAATTTGGTAGAGAGTGGAAGAGTATTCAGGGGCGCAAATGTATACGTGACCTTGGAAGAACAAAGATACATCACAAATAACACCACAGTCACAGGTGATGGGGGCAACGGCACGCCCGGTGGTGCTAACACACAAGTTCAATTTAACGATACCGGCGTATTTGGTGGTGACAGCGGACTTACTTTTAATAAAAATACCAATGCATTAACAGTTGCTGGTAATATCTCGGGTAGTTACTTTTTTGGTAATGGATCACAACTGACTGGTATCACAGCTGAATCAAGCTATGGCAACTCGAATGTGACAACATTGTTGTCAGCATTTGGATCAAACACCCTAGTGACCACGGGCAACGTCACTGGTGGCAACATTTTGACTGCAGGTATTGTCAGCGCCACCGGCAATGTCTCCGGCAACTATTTCGTTGGTAACGGTAGCCAACTCTCTGGACTTAGTACTTCCAGCATTAGTAACGGCAACAGCAATGTCGCCATAGCCACGGCCAACGGCAATGTCACAGTGGCGGTAGCAGGTGCACGTACCTGGACTTTTGACACAACAGGTAATGTAACTATTCCCGGCAATATTGTTGGTACAGCTACCATAGACATCGACAACCGTGCCACAGGCAACGGTGCAGACATACAACTCTACTCAGCCGATGACATCTTGTTACAGGCTCGTGATCGCAGTGCAGGATCTACTTCCGAAGGTGGTGACATCAATATTTTTGCTGGTGATTCAGCAGAAGACGGCGAAAGCAGTGGCGGTGATG